TGACCTTGAAACTATTCAGAAGATGTGGTCAGAAGATGCAAAAATTGACCCAGATAATTTGCATACAGAATCTCTAAATATTCCCATACTTCATGCAAAATACTTTGATTTGTATAACAATCTAGTATTACTCAAAAAGAAGGCAGAACAACAAAGAAAAAACATTCGTCATGAACGTTATGAATACTTTTCAGGTAAAGCAGATCCAGATGTTTACATTGACAACCCATTTCCTAAAAAAATTAGGGATAAAGCTACTCTTGAGAAATATCTGGACGCAGATGAAAAACTCTCAGGAGTTTCGTTGAAGATTGATTATTATGAAACAATGCTCCAATACTTGGAGAACATCTTAAAACAGATAACAAATAGGACTTATCAGATCAAGAATGCCATTGAGTTCATGAGATTCTCTGCTGGACTGGGGTAATAAATATCTTCAAGTGAAGATATATTTTGATGGCAGACCTTGTTATTCAAAAAGTCAATGAGGTATATTTGAAGGTAGAAACTGAACCTCACATTGAGTATGAGTTGAGGGACAGATTCACCTTCGAAGTTCCAAATAAAAAATTCATGCCCCAGTACAGAAGCAAATACTGGGATGGATATGTTCACCTCTTCAATATGAAAACCAAGAGGATCTATGTTGGTCTTCTTGATAAAATTATTGCGTTCTGTGAGAATGCTGGATATTCTTATAAGTTTGAAAATAATAAGTTTTATGGTCCCCCATTTGAAGTCAATGAAATGATTTCAATGGAAGGAGTAAAAGATTATATGAAAGTGCTTTCTCCTGATATCACACCAAGAGATTATCAGATTGAAGCAGTTTATGAAGCACTGAGATATAACAGAAAACTTTTAATCAGTCCTACTGCTTCTGGTAAGTCATTTATGATTTATTCAGTGGTTAGGTACTTTGTATCTAAAGGCAATAAGATACTTCTTGTAGTGCCCACTACATCCCTTGTAGAGCAGATGTATAAGGACTTCCAGGACTATGGATGGGATGCAGAAAATCACTGCCATAGGATTTATTCTGGTAGGGAAAGGAGCAATGAACATGATGTCACCATCACTACTTGGCAATCAGTATATCAACTAGATAGATCATTTTTTGAAGAATATGATGTAGTTATTGGTGATGAAGCACACTTGTTTAAGAGCAAGTCACTGGTAGGTATCATGGACAAACTTCATCATGCTAAGTATCGTTATGGGTTCACAGGAACACTGGATGGCACACAGACGCATAAGTGGGTTTTAGAAGGTTTATTTGGTCCATCATATAAGGTTACTCAAACAAAGAAACTAATTGATGAAGGGCACCTTGCAACATTAGATATTCAGTGTCTTGTTTTAAAATATAAACCACAAAAGTTTGATACTTATGAGGATGAAATTCAATTTCTCATTTCACATGAGAGAAGAAATAATTTCATCAAAAACCTTGCTATTGATTTAGATGGCAATACTCTTGTTCTTTATAGCAGAGTAGAAGCACATGGCAAGGTACTTTATGAAAAGATAAATAGCAATGTAAAGAATGATAGGAAAGTATTCTTCATTCATGGTGGTGTGGACGCTGAAGATAGAGAACTTGTAAGAAAAATTACTGAAGAAGAAAAGGATGCAATCATTGTTGCTTCTTATGGAACCTTTAGCACCGGCATTAACATTAAGAACTTACACAATGTCATTTTTGCCTCTCCATCAAAATCTAGAGTTAGAAACTTACAGAGTATTGGTAGAGTCCTAAGAAAAGGCAAAGATAAAGTCAAGGCTAGATTATATGACATTGCTGATGATCTAACACTTGGTTCAAGAAAAAATTATACTTTGAACCATTTTATTGAAAGAGTAAAAATTTACGTACAAGAGCAATTCAATTATGAGATTGTATCAATAAACATTAAAGACTAGAAGAGGAGGATTTGCATATGCTCGAAGATGATTTTTATGCAACTATAAAATTAAAATGTGGTGATGAAATTTTCACTAAAGTATCTGCTAGTGATGAAGGAGATAATTTGTATTTGGTTCTTTCAAATCCGATTACAGTAGCAGAAATTACTATCAGAGGTAAAGTGTCTGGATACAAACTTGAACCATGGTTAAAGACCACTACAGATGATATGTTTATAATTCATGTTGATGATGTTCTTACCATGTCTGAATCAAATGACATTGAAATGATTTCTAACTACCAAGACTATGTAAGAAGGTCTAATCAAACCAATCAAATGAAACCAACTAAAAAGATGGGATATATATCTACAGTATCTGATGCTAAAGAGATCCTAGAAAAGATCTATAATCTCTGATCTCTTCGAAGCTAAGCTATACCTGATCTTTAATGGCAACAAACCTAGTCTACTGGGTATTCAAGAACTTGTCAACTATTAGGTTTTCTGATAAAATAACTTCAGAGAAACCTTTTTTATGTCTGTTGTATCACCTACCTTTAATGTAATGAAAAGAGGTAAAAAGTCCGAACATTATGTTAATAACAAAGACTTCTTGGAAGCTCTTGAGATTTATTTCGCTGAGGTGAAGAGGGCAAAGGAAAATGGTAAACCAAAACCACAGATCCCAAGATACATCGGAGATTGTTTTCTAAAGATTGCAAACCACTTATCATACAAACCAAACTTTGTGAACTACATGTTCAAAGATGATATGATTTGTGATGGTATTGAAAATTGTGTAAGATATATTCACAACTTTGATCCAGAAAAATCCAAGAATCCTTTTGCATATTTCACCCAAATCATTTACTATGCATTTTTGAGAAGAATTTCCCAAGAGAAGAAGCAATTGGAAATCAAGAACAAAATTTTGGAAAGAACTGATTTTGATGAAGTATTTGATGCAAATGAATTAGATTCTTCAAATTACTCTGACTACAATTCAATTAAAGATTCTGTTCATAGCAAATTGAGATATTAGTGAAATGAAAGTTGCGATCATTACAGACCAACACTTTGGTGCCAGAAAAAACTCAAAACTTTTTCATGATTATTTCTTGCAGTTTTATCAGAATGTATTTTTTCCAACTTTAGAAAAAGAAGGTATCACTACTGTAGTTGATATGGGTGATACCTTTGATAGTAGAAAGGGCATTGACTTTTCAGCACTTTCTTGGGCAAAAAATAATTATTATGATAAACTTGCTGACTTAGGTTGCACTGTTCATACTATTGTTGGTAACCATACTGCTTACTACAAGAACACCAATTCTGTCAATGCAGTAGACCTTCTCCTGAGAGAATATCCAAATGTTCATGTATATTCTTCTCCCACAGAAGTAAAACTGGGAAATTTAAACACATTAATGATTCCATGGATCAATCAAGAAAATGAAGAAACTACTATTAAACTTATTCAAGGCACAGATTGCATTTGTGCGATGGGGCACCTTGAACTCTCAGGATTTAGAGTTAATCGCCAAATCATCATGGAGCACGGTCTTGAGAGCAAATTATTTGAGAAGTTCACCAAGGTCTTCTCTGGTCACTACCACACTAGATCGAACAATGGAACAGTATACTACCTAGGTAATCCATATGAGATGTTCTGGAGTGACCTGAATGACACCAGAGGTTTCCATATCTTTGATACTGAAACTTTAGAACACACTCCAGTTAACAATCCTTATAAGTTGTTTAGAAACATCTACTATGAGGATACTGATTATCAGTTGTTTAATGCCACTGAGTATGGGGATAAGATTGTAAAAGTTGTTGTCAGGAAGAAAACTGATACAGTCAAGTTTGAGAAATTCATTGACAAACTTTATTCTGTTGGTGTAGCTGAACTTAAAATTGTAGAAAATTTTGATTTTGGTGGCATCTATGAGGAGACTCAAGAGTGTGAGTCTGAAGACACTCTTTCAATCCTTGATAGATACATTGAGGAATCTGAAACACATCTGGATAAGTCGATCATTCAGAAAATGTTGAAGGAGGTCTATCAAGAAGCATGTGAGTTGATCTAATGTTTATTCTAACAGTGTCAGGCAAAGAGTCTGAAGGTGCATTTTCGGTTACAGATGATGATGGAGAACAAGTTCTTTATATCTTTGAAGAGGAAGATGATGCCTATCGCTATGCTATGATGTTGGAAGAGGAAAATGGATTTCCTGAAATTAATGTGCTAGAGATAGATGATGACCTGATGGTAAAGACCTGTGAGATTCATGGTCACAGATATACCATCATTACACCCAATGATATTGTGATTCCCCCTGACATTTCTTATGATTCTTTTTAAAACAATTTCCTGGAAGAATTTTCTCTCAACAGGGCAACATGAGACTAAATTAGATTTCACTGGAAGTGCAACTACACTAATCATTGGATCTAATGGTGCTGGAAAGAGCACTGTTTTAGATGCGCTTACTTTTTCATTATATGGTAAGGCATTTAGAAAAATTAATAAACCTCAACTTGTCAACTCTATCAATGAGAAAGATTGTAGAGTTGAGATTGACTTTGATGTTAATAGTGTTCAATGGAAAGTCATAAGGGGAATCAAACCTGCTGTCTTTGAAATTTACAGAGATGGCAAACTTCTGGATCAAAGTGCTTCTGCTGTGGATCAACAGAAGTGGTTGGAACAAAATGTTCTTAAAATGAACTACAAATCTTTCACTCAGATTGTGGTTTTGGGTAGTAGTACTTTTGTTCCTTTTATGCAACTGACTGCATCCAGTCGTAGAGAAGTGATTGAGGACTTGTTGGATATCAAGATCTTCTCTGTTATGAATAGTTTGATCAAAGATAAAATCAGAATCTGCAGAGATGAGTCTAGAACTCTTGAACTCAAAAAAGAATCTCTCAAAGATAAAGTAGAGATGCAGAAAAATTTTATTGAAGAACTGGAAAATCTTGGCAATGCCAACATTGATGCTAATAAGGTAAAAATTGATAAACTTTTGGATGAAGAGAATGAATATATCCTGAATAATGAAAGTCTTAATTACAAGATGGAGACACTCCAAGAACAAATGGAGGAGGTCACTGGTGCTGGAGATAAATTAGTCAAACTTAATAACCTTAAAGGTAAGATGTCTCAAAAAGTATCTGCCATCACTAAGGAGCATAAGTTTTTTACTGAAAATAGGGTTTGCCCTACCTGCACACAGTCCATTGAAGAGATCTTCAGGATAAATAGGATTGAAGACGCTCAAAATAAAGCAAAGGAGTTGCAGTCTGGTTATAAAGAACTGGAAGAGGCAATTAAAGGGGAGGAAGAGCGAGAGCGTCAATTCACTGCTCTATCCAAGGAGATTTCAAAACTAACGAATGGCATTTCTCAAAACAACACTAAGATTTCTGGGTGCAGAAAGCAGATCAGAGATCTTGAATATGAAATTCAAACTCTTACCGAGGGACTTGCAAACAGAAATTCTGAGAATGTAAAGTTAGAAGAATTTAAAACCAATCTTCAAAATACTTATACTGAGTTGGGAGAAAAGAGGGAAGGTATTTCCTACTATGACTTCACTTATAATCTTTTGAAAGATGGTGGAGTAAAAACCAAAATCATCAAGAAGTATCTTCCCCTTATCAACCAGCAGGTTAATAAGTATCTCCAGATGATGGACTTCTACATCAACTTTACACTTGATGAGGAGTTTAATGAAACAATTCAATCACCTATTCACGAGGACTTCTCGTATTCATCCTTCTCTGAAGGAGAAAAAATGCGTATTGACTTGGCACTTCTCTTTACTTGGAGGGAAGTTGCCAGGTTCAAAAATTCAGTCAATACCAATCTCCTGATTATGGATGAAGTCTTTGATTCCTCTCTTGATGGATTTGGAACAGATGAGTTTCTCAAAATCATCAAGTATGTCATCAGTGATGCAAACATCTTTGTGATCTCTCACAAGACTGGAATGGAAGATAGATTCCAGAGTGTCATCAGATTTGAGAAGAAGCAGGGATTCAGTAGGGTGGTCTGATGGCAATTTATGAGCATCTTGAGAGTAGCAAAAGGTTCCTCTTTATTCACATTCCTA